TGGGCTAGTCAAGAGGATGTGGGTCTTATTGAAAGAAGCCCTATCCAATCGTTTAGGATGCCCAAAGCACCTCAACGGGATGAAGAGATTGTTGTCATTCCACGTCAAGAGCTAGCTATTGTTCTTGCTTCGTTGGAAGCGAAACAAACTTACCGTGCTACCAATTGGGCAACCTATTCGGAGTTTATGCTCCAAACTGCTATGCGTACTGGAGAAGTACGAGCATTGATGTGGGATGATATTAAGGATAATAAAATCCTTGTTCATCGTAACTATACTCTTACTCACGGTCTTAAGCACAGCACAAAAACAAATAAAAAACGTTGGGTTCCACTTAATCAAAAGTGCCAACAAATTCTTGCTGGTCTAGATCAAACCAGTGAGTTTCTTTTCCCTTGGGATCGTCTTGCTTTTCAAAGCTATTTCCGTAAAAGGATGTTAAAGCTGAAAGAAGCTGATTTGGTATCTAATGTTTATCGTCCGTATGATTTGCGTCATACTGCCATTAGTCATTGGATTGAAGCTGGTATTCCTATTGCTCAGGTAGCATCTTGGGCTGGTAACACAGCTGATGTAATCTGGAAGCATTATGCTAATACCACCAAAGAATATGAGATTCCTGTTATCTAACCACACACTTACTCATGTCTGACACCACTTACGCTTGGAAAGTAGCAAACCTGGAACGTAACCTTGCTGATGGCGTGGTTACCACGGTTCACTACACCATTACCGCTCATGACGGCACCTATTCCAGTTCTGCTTATGGCAGCATTGGTCTTGAAGCACCTAATCCGGATACCATGATTCCTTATGGTGATCTTGATGAGTTCACCGTTGCTTCTTGGGTTGCCAACAAGTTTGGTGATGAAAAGGTTGGAGAAATCCAAGCCGCTCTTCAAGCTCAAATTGATCAACAGCGGACGCCTACGACTGGTTCTGGTGTCCCCTGGTAAACCACTACCCACTTATTACAATGCTTACCCTACTTGGCATTAAAGTCTCCTACGAGACCCTTCTGTTCTTTGGACTGTTTGTCGGCTCTGAAGTTGTTGGAGCTACCAAACTGAAGTCTAACGGTATCGTCCAACTGATTCTTGGCGGTATCAACGCTCTGAAGCCTCTTCGTAAAGAAGACGACAAGATTCAACAGATTAAAGATAGCCTGAAGTAATCAATGACTAAACGCTGCACTAAGTGTGGCGAAGATAAAGAACTAGATCAGTTTCCAAGTGAACGACGTAGCTCTGATGGAGTTACGGCACAATGCAAATCTTGCAGAAGTCAATACTATAAAGATTGGCGGGATAAGAAAGGTGGCAATCTCTATGATAGGACCATTCGATATGGTATGTCACCTGAAGAATATGAAGAGTTACTTGAAGAGCAACTTAATTGTTGCGCTTGTTGTGGCTCTTCTAATCCTAAGCGAAAATCCGGTTTTGTAATTGACCACGATCATAATACGGGTCTAGTTCGTGGACTCCTCTGTCATAACTGCAATATTGGGATTGGTCAACTTGGTGATTCAATATCTGGTGTGACTAACGCTTTAAATTATCTTCGTAAGCACTATGATTAAACTTAGAGTCCACCAATACTATCCGCAAACGGACAGTGCAACAGGTCACGGAGATCGGATGTGCTTTAGCTCTACGTGTGCTATGGCAATCAAGTATCTCCGTCCTGATGCGCTTAAAGGTAGTAATGCAGATGATGATTACCTGAGAACGGTTCTCAAATACGGTGATACAACCGAATACACCTCCCATCTCAAAGCCTGTAAGCAGTACGGTGTCCTTGCTACCTTTTCCCAGAAAGGTACTAAAGATACTCTTCTCAATGAACTTAACTGCGGGTTTCCCGTAGCAACTGGTATCCTTCACAAAGGTCCTGCCTCAGCACCAAGAGGTGGTGGTCATTGGATGCTTCTTATTGGTGAAGATGGTGACAAAGGTATCTTCCATGATCCATACGGTGAAATGGATAACGCAAACGGTGGTTATGTAACCATCGGCAAAGGTGGAAAGGATGTACGTTATAGCTGGAAGAACTGGCTACCACGCTGGGAAGTAGAAGGTAGTGGTTCTGGTTGGTACATGACATTTCGCCCTATGCAGCAATCATGATTGAAGCGTTACTTTCCGCTGCTGTAGCATTAACTGCTGGAGTTGCAGCTGTAACCAACAGAATACATTCTCGTATTAACCGTGTGCATGAACGGATTAATTTAGTAGATCAACGCATTGATAATTTTGAAGTCAAAATGATTAGTAACTTTGTCGCTAAGGCTGACTTTGAACGGGCGTTGACCAAGATTGATGCTGGCATGAACCGGTTAGACGAAAAACTAGATCGTATCCTTATGCGGCATGACTAAGAAGATCTGCACTAAATGCGGGTCGGAAAAACCTTTAGATGCATTTGCTCAATACACCGAAAAGGGTATTAAAAAACATAGAGCACGATGCAATCCGTGTAGAAATGCGGATCAAAAAGAAAGGTACAAACAAAATCCTGATGTACATCGTGCCTATTTACTTAAACAGAAATACGGCTTAACTTTAAATGATTATGATGAATTAATTGAAAAACAAGAAGGTAGATGTGCTATTTGCGGCACAGATCAACCTAATTGCCATCATAAACGTTTTGTCGTTGATCATAATCATCATACAAATGAAGTTAGAGGACTTCTTTGTTCTACATGTAATACAGGTTTAGGTAACTTTTTCGACAATCCAGAAACTCTGCTTAAAGCAGCACAATACCTTTATACAAACGGTCATTATGGCAAAGCATCAAAAGGCGACTGAAGATGCCTTTAACCAGTTGCATAATTTAGTAACTGAAGAATTTCTTCGTCGTATCAAATCTGGTGAAGCCACTACACAAGATTTAAAAGCATGTTGTGACTGGCTAGCCAAGAATGACATTAGTGGTATTGCCTACGAAGGTAATCCACTGGACAAATTGGCGTCTGTGATGCCTAAAGTAGACCCTGAGATGGTGCAACGGAGGCTGTATGGCTCGAAGCACGTCTGAGTACTACAAGAACAACCCTAAGGCACGTGAG